GACCAGACATTCTTTCTATATGTGCACGATCCCAACCAGGATTTATAACTGCGCCAGGGAATCTGCCTCTTAGTATGCTTAATATTTTTAATTTCGCTGCAGTATTTGATGGCGACTTATCTCTTTTTCTTTTCGCCCATTCTAAATCTGTTTCTCCAGGCTTTCTTGTAAGTACAAGATCTGGGAAATTCTTTTGCATGTAGGCTCGTTGTGCTTCTACATAACTCATTCCTCTGCCAGTTCTCAAGTACTCTTCATGACTTGCAAGTGCGGCTCTTACTGCTTTTTCTGCTTCTGCAACCGCTCTAGCTGGAGTCATATTCATATCTTTTGAATGCTGTAATATTGCAGTTGCATCGTTTTGAATTAAGTTAGGAACAATATGGTCTGCATAAGGAGATCTAACTCCAGATAAATGATCTATATATTGAGATGCCTTTTGAAGCTCAGACATTCCTCTTGATGGACCATCAAACATGTCTTGCATCTTGCCATAATTCCTAATGCCTCTTGTTACCATGCCTCCCAGAATTCCGCCATTATTTCTTAGCTGAACTCTTGAACCGCTATTGGCTTTATCTAGTAAAGGCTTATTGGCTGCCGTAAACTCTGGATCAAAGTAGGTCTCTCTAGGTGTAAGAATTGCATCTATAACTTTGCCACCACGGTTATATCCATTTGATGCCATTCTAACTAAATCAGGATTGTTACGTGATGCTGCTTGATTTAATATATAGCTTCCTTCTGGAAGTCTTGCTGGGACCATGTCATAATCAATATTTGATGGACCTGGAACTACTGAGCCATGCTTTGATGGATCATATACAATTCCACCCGTATTAAATCTAGGCTTTGTTGTGTGCATGCTATACCCAGCACCAGAAGTTCTAACACCTAGTCCACGAGCAATTGAATCTACAAGCTTAGAAGTTTCTGTTTTGTGGAACAGCTCTTTCATATTTGATTTTCCAGCTGCGCTTACAACTGGCTGTGTTGTCAATGGAACTGTAGTCAAGCTTAATGTCCTTGCTTGTGCAGTTGCAACTCCTTGAGCTGTTTGTACCATCATTGCTTCAACCTGTGCATTTAAAGCAAATATCTTTGTTCTGGCTGCTTCTACTGTAATCTTTCCAGCCTGCAATTGATCGACAATCATAGCTGTTTCTTTTGCAGCCAACGATGTTATTTTTGTCATCTGTGGAAGAAGAGCCTGGTATGAATCTGTTAATGATGCCGTTACTGTACCAGTTGCTGCTACTTCAGTTTTTAATGCTGCTAATTCTGTTTTTGATTGCATTGCAATCGCTGCCGTCATAGAATGCCATTTAGCAGCTTCTGCTGCAACTACACCAGTGGATACACCATTTACAGATGTAACTCCAGGAATCTTTGGAAGATCTGTATCCATGTAAACTTGAGCGGAATTTGATATTCTTTGATTAACAGGCTTTGGGCCAGGAACTGTTGAGAATATTGTTTCGTCTGCTCTTTGTTGTGGCGTCTTTGATCCAGTTGGAATCATATGAGACATGTCTCTAGAATATGGTTTGCCTATAAGAGGGTTATTCTTATCTACTATTCTTCCGCCAACACCAATTACTGGATTTCCAGCAACTGTAGACATGCTATTTGATGTAGCAATAGTTGAACTCATTGCGCTTTGCTTTAGCTTATCAAATGAAGCTGCAAGGGTCATGACTGCATCTGAGAATGTTGCGGCAGCCTTTGTGTCGCTATAGAATGATTGCTCTACTGTTTTAGCTGCAGCAGATGCTGCCATCAACTCTGGTGTTAATAATTTAAAGCCAGTTCCACCCTTACCAATGTTTTTAAGGGCTAATATTCCCTTGATAATATACCCAAAGAAGTTTGCAAGCACACCAGTAAGCATGATTATAGGACCAGCAATTGCTGTAAGCCCGCCAATAAATCCTAGGATTGCTTTAACTGGTCCTGGTAAATTTCCAATAAACTTTAAAATTCCATCTATAGCATTTAATACAAATGCTCCTACCTTTAAGAATTGCTCTCCTATTACTGCAAGTTCTGCCTTTACAGATTCAAGTGCTCTTCTATATTTACCAGATGCAGATTCTGTAAGTGCTGTTAATTCTCGTGCAGAAATAGAAGCCAATTCTTGTGTACTAGCCTTCATAAGGTCTAGAACTTGAAGCGTCTGGCTTCCTTCTTTACCTAAATTTTCAAATAGCGCATTAATTCTGGCAAACTGGAACTTACCAAATAGCTGCTCGATTGCCCTTGCTCTTTGTAGTGGCTCTAAAGAATCTAAAGAATCTTTAAGTGCCATAATAGTTCCAGTTAGGTTTCCAGCATTCTTATTTACAATACCAGATAAATCTATACCAAAACCCATGAACATTTCTTTTGCAACCTTGGTTGGATTAATAACAGATGCCAGTGCAGACTTTAATGCGTTAGCACCTTCTGATGCGTTAATTCCACCTTCACGCATTGCAGTTAAATAAAGTGCGAGGTCTTGTACATCTCCACCAAGTGCTTTTACTACTGGTCCCGCCTTTGGAATTGCTGTTACTAAATCGTCTAGAGTTGTTGATGTCTGGTTTTCAACTGCGTTTAAGAAGTCAATAGATTCTGCAAGCTCCATTGTGTTTTGTCCAAAAGCTGTCTGAATTGAAAGCGTAGCTTTCATTGCTTCTTGTCTATCAACTTCACCAAGGATTGCGAGTCTTGTTGTCTGTCTTGTAGAGTCAATTAGGTCTGCGCCTTGTTTTCCAGTTGCAGCAATATCTGCAGCTAATGCAATAGTCTCTGTAAAGTTTGCTCCTAGCCCAGAAGCTAATTCTCTTGATACCGCCATAACATCTTTACGAACCTGAAGAAGATCAGCGCTGGATGTTGCAGTTAATCCTCCATAAACCTTTGTTAAACGAGTTAACTCTTGATCTGCTTCCCTAAATGCTTTTGCTGCAGCCATACCGAATGCTGCTAAAGGTACAGTTAATCCTACTGTTAACTGACGGCCAGCCCACTGTGTATTCTTACCCCAGTTAATAAGCTGATTTGATCCATCCATCATTACCTTGTTCATGATGGCAAGCTCTTGTCTTAGAAGAGCTGATTTATTTTTTGTAACGTCTAGTCCAGATTGAACCATTACGTTATATTGCATTAAGCCTTGTGCATTTTTACCAAGGGGCTGAATAATTGAATTCTCAAGCATTACCTGCTGCTTAGCAAGGTCTCTAACTAAAGAGCTGGTTTTTTGTGTATGTCCTTGCCATGTTCTAAAATACTGGCCAAGCTTCATTCTTCCGCTATCTAAATTTTGTCCAAACTTAGATACGTCTGATGTTAATGTTACGAAGTGTCTAGAAAACTGGCCAGTGGAGCGCATGGTTTCGTCAAACTGACGATTCATGACTCCAACCTGGCTAGTTAAGTTTTTGTTTAAACCAATTGTTGTAGCTTGTAGTTTTAAGAGTTGCGAAGTAACCGCTTGTAACTGCGCTGTTAGGCTAGAAAAATTAGCCGTCGCAGTTATGTTGGTTACTATATTTTGATCTGCCAACTCTTACTCCTTTTTGTATCCGAGTCCCGCTCCGATACCAAACCCTGCTTCTGATGCAAACTGGCCTTGTAATGAAACAACGTCAGATGCATCTGCAGTTATTCCAAGAGCCTTCCGTCTTACGTCTTCAAAGCTCTTGCTTTGTTGTTCTTCTTCAGCGCTATCAAGTTCTACGCCTTGTATTGCGGCCAAAAATTTTCTTTTCTCTGATTCAGTCTTTTGCATAGATTTAAAAGTCTGAATCAATTCTGGCATTGAAAGACTATCTTCCAATTCCTCGTAATTCTTATAGTTTCCTATTAGAAATACTTCTCCTTCTAATGCAGCTAGATCTAGTTCTGACCAGCTAGAACCGCTGCTGCTAGCAAATTTGGATCATCCATCTTAATGCCACCGCAAACTTCAAGGATACGATTAATTGTTGGTACATCTAATACGTCCTCAAATGCGTCTCTATCTACTACCAATTCTGGAAGCTGCTTTTCTAGTGCTACCGCACATGCATCGATTAGGATGGTTAGTGTTTCGTCTTCTGTAGTTACTTCTGCTGTCTTACTGATAGCGGCCATAAACTTTCTAAGCTCTTTAATAGTTAAAGGCTTTAGCTTTACTGTTGCGCCATTTTGTAGTTGAATCTCTTCTACATCATATACTGTTGTTGCCAATTTAAATCCTCCTAGGATCTCGTCTTAATTATTGTATCATATCAGTAATACCAATACAATAATAAAACCCCCCTAATTTCTTAGGGGGGCTTTATTAATTAATAAGAATTAATTATGCTGTCTTGTTAAGAACACGGTCTACAATGAAACCATATTCCTGACCGACCTTTGAGCCGTCTGGAAGCAAACGGAATGTTACTGGGAATGTTGATGCTGCGTTACGAGCCAAAGAGAACTGTGACTGTTGTACAGAAAGAACACGACGTGCATAGTATACACGCTCTGCCTTTGATACACCTGCTCCAGAAGTTGGAGCCTGACCTACTGCAACAAGCTGACGCTCTGTTGGAGCCTCACCAAGAGCACCACCAGCAAGACCAAGCTTGTCTACGGTTGCTCCTTCTGTAAGTGTGCTTGAGCTTTGGCCGAATACTGTAAGAACGTTCTCTAGAGTACCTTCTGCCATTTCTGTTGCGATCATAACTTCCATTGACTCCTTGAAAAGCTTTGCTGTATCAAGAAGCTGATCTACTGTTACTGAACCGTATGATGGGTTGTATGTAACCTGAAGACCGTTGTTTGTGTAACCAACGTTTCTGTAATAGAATGCTGGTGTTGTTGAAGCAGTTACTTCATTCAAAGTATCTGTGTATGACTTTCCATCAGCTGAAGCTGTTGGAGCTGAAAAAGCTGGTGCTGTTGAGCCCTGCTCTCCAGGTGCAAAATTTTCTACATATCCTGTAGTTGTAACGTCTAAGTTTGAGATAAATAGTGGTGAAGCACCAACTAGAATATTCTTAGCATTACCTGCAATTTGATTTGCCATGTGTAAAACCTCCATTAAATAAATATATATATATTGACTTACTTTAAATTAAGCTGGCTAGGCTCTTTTCCTCTTGGTATAATTTTATCTTACAATCAACTAAAAGGCAAACTAGTCAAATCTGCCTTTGGGGCCAACGGTTCTAGAGTACTTTACCTCTAGGATTACGTCCGCTGCTAGGAACCCTGCCAGCTCTGTGGATGGTTCAGTTGGGGACATTTCAAGTATTAGTGTATTGTGGAATATTATCTTGTCTGTAGACCTTGAATCATTTAGATCTCTTGCCGAATCATCCATTCTTCTAAATACGTCAATCATCATATTTCGGATTATGTTGATTTCAGCAAAGTCTACTGAGTATATAGTAAATGATATCTTCTCGCAGCATATCATCCAGTTCTCCTCATATGTGCTGCCTATCTTGTCGTAGACTATATGAGTCTTACCGCTCAAGAATTGATTCATTTCTGGTGCTTGCTGGACTGGGATAATTGGAATAATTGACTCACCTAGATTATCGCTATAGTAAGCATTTTGATCAATTATGTTGTTTGACAAAAGCTCTTGCCATAGATGCTTTCTTATCTCGTACATGGCGTCTATTCCATAATTAGTCATTAAAATACTCCTCCGAATTTTTCTGTTAGTGCCGCCTCGGCCTGTAGTCTAATTGTACCTGGACTAAAGGAATAACGCACCTTGGCAATAGATGAGGGAACTTTCATTGCTCTTTCAAACTTAGCCCCAAATAGGTTCTGGAATCCAGACATTTTTATTGAGTTGCTAACCATTGGTCCGCTAAAATATCTGCTATATGTTAAATCAAATTGATTTGTTGATGCTCTGCCTCCAGGGCTTTTTACTGTAACTGATTTGCCCTTTGGCATAAAAACCTTTTCTCCGTCAATTTCAAAAACTAATCTTTCAGCAGATTTTGGTCTAATTACAACTGGCATTCCTTTTTCCATAACAGCTGCTTTTCTTTCAAAAACATATCTGCTTGTCTGCTCTCTATTCTTGGATGGAACCGAAGACTTGGAAATCTTAAACTCATAGTTAATTCTAAATGATAGTCCAACTCCATCTAACTGGTTTAATTTAAAAAGACGACTGGTTGATTGCCCTGTTTTGTTCCACTCGTATACATGATGTAAGGCTTTTGGCTTTGTTCTAGCCTGAGAATCAATAAACAACCCAAAGTCTTTTTCTATCTGGTTAAATATTGTTGTTTTAAATAACCTCTGAAATGCTTTATTGGATTCTAATCTTGCTGCGACATTTGCCTGATAGTATAGGAATGCAGATATTTGTGCCACATTACTATCTCTTAAAACTCCAGTTTGAGGTGCACCCACCATCAATCTCTCTAGACCAGAAGAAGCTTGAAGTAATGCTACTCCACTAGTCTCCAATTAATTGACTCTCTGATCTTTTAGCAATTGAGTTGTAAGCCATTAAATTACCAAATGGGTCTGTTATTGGTGTTGAGCTTGTTATTTCAAATACTGTTGGCGTATCATTTGGATAGTTCAACTCTATCCAAATTGGATTGTTGGAGTTATCCCTAATATTAGTTACTTTTTCTCTGTATGTTAATCTTGTTTCTGTTCTAATTTCAATAGTCTGGTTATCTACATACTTAACAGATATTGCTCTATTGTCTCCACCCCTACTTGTGGCAGAGTTGGTTATTATTCCTTTTGCAAAACAAGGTATAGTTCTTTGGTATATCCAAGACTTTTTAATTGCTCCAGTATTTGGATCTTGATAGTCTTCTTGAGCATAAACATCTATTTTCATGCTAAGAATAGAGTCTACGATTCTGTTCATTATATCAAAACCATTGTGCTTAGGACATACCCTGACAAAAGCTGATCAGCGTAATTGTTTCCAGTTCCGCTAAATGTTGCAGTATCATATTCAAACTGCCAGTCAAATGTCTGTATACTCTTTAAGTACTTGTTTCTCCAGTCTTTATCCTTAGAGAAAAAATCTTTCATTAGCTCTATTGTTGCTAATTGAACTTCATGTGGGACCTCATCCCAACCATATCTTCCTTCGATTCTGTAAGCTCCTCCATTTACAAAAGAGCCATTACCGTAATCATTAATGCTTGGAGGTATCATTCCGTTTGCTGTATATACTACATTGTCTAGTAATCCAGACTTGTTTACCTTTATGCCAAAACCACTGGAAGATATTTCTACTGGGACATTCCAGTTATCGATATTATTTAATCTATCTATAAGAAGTATATCGTTTAGGTGTATTGAGTGTATCTCATTTATCTTGTATGGAAGCGGAAGCACTTCTGATCCTGTAGCGTAAATTATATTTACATCGTCATACAAATAAAACTCTTGTCCAGTATAACTTTCAATAAGTTTTCTAGCATATCTTTCTGCTGCTGCTAAATCTGCAAATGTTTTGTAATTAGGATCCGACTGATCAAAGCCAAATCCCAGAGAATCTGCAGCTTCTGTTAAATCAACATATGGCTTTACTACATCAAGCAAATGCTCTTTTGTTACACTTTCTTCATCTACTTCATATTCCCAAACTAGCCTCAATGTCCTTGGTCTATCTGTTAAAGATATTGGAGGGTATACCAGATATACTCCTCTATCTGTTTCTGCCTCTTCGGCAGTTTGGGTTAGAAGTAAAGTGTTTGGATTTATAGAAGGCTCTACTGATGGATCATTTGTTACATCATAAAATTTAACAGTGGGCAAAGAGTCTGCTTGGGCTATCCCGCCCTTCCAAAATACTCTTTGCTTTACTGGTGAGTTTGTTCCTACTATAATTTCCATTTGTTGCGTTTAAGCTTAGCCGTAATATTCCTGAACTTCCTTTGGTGTGGCTAAACGAAAACCCTCCTCTTTATCAAAAATTTGTTGAGCTGAATCTTTGTGCATTGCTACAAACGGATGGATCTGAGTAAATGTGTGCCCCATAATATCATATCTATGGTTTGCTCTTGTCATCATAACCAATACTGTATCCTCTGTGCGATCTGCCTTTGGATCAAATACTGGAAGTACCTCGACCTCTTCTTTTGCATCTTCTACATCTTTAAGTGTTTTTTCATATACTGCATATGTAACACCTTCTTCTGCTAGTGCTGCAATTATATCCTGCTTGTTCTTAAGTCCGTCTGTTTCAACTGCAAACTCTTCTGCAATTGACTTTAGATCCGCGACCTTTAATGTGTCAAAAGACATTTAATACTCCTTTTTCTAGGTAAAACCATTATAGCATTGTATAATTAAAATGAAAAGCCCCCAAATTTAATTGGGGGCCTCTCTGTGATTAATTCCTAATTAGGAAGCAACCTTAACGTTCTTTACAACGACCCAAGCGTCTGCCTGCTCGATTTGAACGCCAACACGAGTATACATTGTGTACTCGATTGAGTCCTTACGTGGCCAGAAGAATCGGTAAACAGTTACGTCACGCTTAACACCAACAACAACGTTGTTAGGGAATGTTAAGTGAACATCTCCGTGTGATCCTGCAGCCTGTGCGTAATCGCCAGCCTGTGTCTCTGGAAGAAGTGGAACTTCAACGATTGGAATACCAAATGCGTATGGAGCTACATATCCTGCTGGACCTCCAAGAACTGGAACATCACCACGGATGATGCCTGAAGCAATGTCCTGTGGAGTAACGTTCTGAATGTTCTGTGAGTTTGAGTATAGGTAATCCTGGATCAAGTTTGATCCTGCAAGGAAGCGTAGGTCTGTACGACGTTGCTTGTACTTGCGTGGAAGTGCCTTAAGTGCTGAGTTAAATACAGCACGAGAAAGTCCTGCACCTGCTGCGTCTACGACGTGTGCATTTGCCTTGGCCTTCTTTACAACACCGTCAAATGCTTTGTAAAGAGCATCTGATGAAAGTGCTGTGTTACCGTTAAGTAGAACGTCTTCAATATCGTTACCAGCCTGAGTTGCCATCATACGTGCGATGTGGTCTTCTAGATCTGGACCTTCGATATTGTCTTCTAGTGACTCTGTTGAGAGCTCCCAGTCAAGACGTAGCTTCTTTGTTGTGAGAGAGATCTTTGAGAATGTGACTGCTGCGTTTGTGCCAGTGTTGTCACCTTCTGTTGCGAGCTTCATAAGCTTCTCGCCTACTCCGACTCTATCAATTTCTGTTGTGTCAGACTTCATTCTAACTGTACGTGCGACTTTTCCGATTACGGTTGCGTCGAACATATAGTCTAGGAAACGAGCTGATTGCTCTGGGTTAAGAAGACCACCGTTGCCATTTTCAGACGCAGTGTGAATGCCTTCTCCACCAGTTGTTGATGCGAAAGTACCTGTAGCTGTTGTACCAGCTGCGATTGCTTTCTCTAATGTTTCATTACTCATATTATTTCACCTACCCTAGTTAAATATTTCGTTTACGGAACCGAGGAAAGAACCGTTCCATTTTGATTTGTTTGTTGCTACTACCGCAGACCCGCCAAGGTCTGAGGACTTCTTGATTGCTGTATCGCCTTCTACGGCATCTACACGCTTTTGAACACCATCAATGGTGCCCTTTATTTCTGTTACAGCTGCACTAAGTGCGCTGTGCTTTTCTGCTAATTCTGTAATTTGAGCATTTAAGCCCTTGCTAAAAGTCTCTACAGTTTCTTTGATTTCAGAAACCTGTAATGCATTTGCCTCTGTAGCCTTGCTAAGAGTATCTGCAAAGAATCCCTTTAGGTCTACTAACATTTTTGCAAAATCAGGCTCTTGTACTTCAACTGCAGCTGACGCATCTGCGTCTACTGACTTAAAGACATCTACAGAAGCAGAGTCTGCATCTTCTGCTTGAGCAGCTGGTGCATCTTCGACGGCCTCGACGTTAGTCTCAACCATGGTCTCTTCAACGATTGCTTCGACAGCTGGTGCTTCTGCAACTGGTGTTGCTTCTACAACTACTGAATCTTCAGCTTTTACGTTTAGTTTTTCCACTTCATTACCTCCTTGTACGTTTGCCTGTTTTGCGATTGTTTGTGTTGCAGGCAACGGAACTCTTGACTTCTTAAATGAAGCAAGAACTTTATCTATCTCTTTTGATTTGTTTATGTCTGAGCTTTCAACCCATCCAATTAGCGTAGCCTCTTTACCAGTAACTGGAGATGAGTATGTCTTGTCTGTTGAGATGAAAACAGAGTCGCTATCTTCGCAATAAAAAATATTTTCTGTGACAACATCTGCTGCCATTCCTTTAAAAATAAGTTGACCATTCATTTTTTCTATTGAAATAATATTGCACATTTCATTTGCTGGTGAGTCTACAATTGAAAGTTCTACAAGGTCGTAGTCTTTAATAAATCGTACAGACTCTCCTGTTACTTTATTTATTTCGTTGTCTGAGTCTTTAATCTTGCCGCCAATTGAAAATCCAGAAAGTGTTCCATCGAGAACTTTCTCCCATGTATCTTGTGCGCCTTTTGAGATGTATGAAGTTACGTAAACTCCGTTGTAAAATTCTTTTGATTTTTGATCGTAGTAAGTCTCTGGCTTAAATGAAACAACCTTACCTACTGCAAGTGGCTGATGCATTTCTCTGAGGTTTCCTCTAAATGCTTCGAATGCTTTTAGGCTTGCCTCTGCTGTTACTACGTCACCAGTTTGGTCTACGTTATCTAGAGTTGCAAATCCAGACACGGTTCTATTCTCCCTGTTTACTTTTGTAAAAGGAACAGATAAATGAAGGTTTTGGCCGTCAGAAGACCACTGACTTTTTTCGATGTTCATATGCTTAATTTTATACTTATCTATCTAAAAAGGCAAATCGTAGTTGATTGGATTTAGTCGACTCTGCTTCCGTCGCCTTTTGCATTTCTTCCTTCTCCGACTTTATCGGAAGAGGCTGCGGATCTTTCTGAATCCCTGGCTCTAGTTTTACCAGCGGTTGCTTTTTGATCGGCTGCCTGCTGTGGCTTTAAATCTACCATTTCGTCTCCGCCATCTACTGGAATCATACCCTTTCTAATTCTAACTTCATTAGGGGTAATTACCTGCATTCTAAGATATCTTTCATCTATCTGAGATTGTGTATCTTCATCAGTCAATGTAAGCTCTTCAAATTTAATTTTTAGAGCGTCAGTCTTTTCTTCAATTATTGCATTAATTCTTTTTTCTAGTCTCATTTGTGCTGGACGGCAAACCTGCTCTTTAAATGTTTTGTCTGCGTCTCTTGCAACTGCTAAATTTACTCCCTCTGGAGTTCCAATTTTATTAATTGGCACACGGTGAGCCAAGAGAATTTCATCTCTGTTAGACTGTCTATAAATATTAAATGATGATTCTTGAGCGCCAGCCTCAACTGGTTCCATTTTAAATTCAACTTTATTGTCTGGAGTATCCGCTGGAAGTGGGATATAAAGTGATCTATGGTTTTTGCCCTTGAGTCCAACCTGGAAAAATTCTAGCAGCTTTCTTTCTGACTCTGGAGAAAGCTTTGCACCTTTTACTGTAATAATATATCTTGGTACCGCTTTATTCTCAAAGTAATCTAGGTTATATCTTCCAGCAAATTCATTACCAGCCAGTGACATTTGTGCAGCAACAATATCTGGAATTCCATAATAGTTGTTCATTGGAGTGTACTTTTTTAGGTGAATAATTTCATTTGGTCTATCTTCAACGTCACCAATTGGATTAGGAGTTTCTATGTCTCCAAAGTTTCTAAAGAATACAGCCTTGCCATAAAGCAACTGCATGAAACCATCACGAAGTCTTCTTACTCTCATTGTCTTTGCTGGGATATGTCCGATATATCCGATATCTCCTGCTGTTGTTCTACCAATTTCAATATAGCCGTTTCCTGTAGCTTCCAAATCGGTATAAACCTTTATTAAAGTTTCAGTAAATGTATCTTCATCATTAGTGGTATCAAGCCACTCTTGAAGATCTTGCTTTAGTTTATTTAGCTTTCTTCTAGCTCTATCTAATTGCTTGGTATCTGTTATCGCATCTATAGCATCATTAGTTTTTCTTGTCTCAGTGAATGAATATCCAAGTCCCACGATGTTTGCAACCTTTGCATTTATCGCAGCATAGTTATATGTTGATACTTCATAAATCTGAGATAAATACTCTAGATTATATATTGGCTGAACAAGGTCAAACATAGCATATCCAGTTACCGCTTGCTGAAGAAGGTTCTGTTGTGTTGCCGCACCATCTTTACCAGTAAATGATTTTGCAAAATCTCTGTTTACTTTTCTTTTAAAATTAGTTCCCAAGCCTCTTATTTTTTTTAGCTCATCTATACCTACTGCAAATGGGTCTACGTGTTCTTTTTCTTTTTTAAATGAAAAAAGATCTGAGCTGTTTTTTACAGAAACTTCGTATGTATCTTCTGGGCCGTCTTCTAAAAATTGTGTCATGTTACTGATCCCCCTCGCAGAACTGAATCTTTGTATTCTCCGATATCAAGGGTGTCTGGTGTTAGACCCCACTTAAGTCTTTGATTTTGGTATTCAAACTCTTCGTCGTCAATTTTTCTTCTTCCAGACAAAAACTTAGGCTGTCCCTCATAAATTCCATAGTGTCTTACTGCATCTGCTAGCAGTGCCATCCTAGCACGGTTTCCCTTTTTAGAAGTTATTGAAAGAAAGTTACCGTCATCGTCGCCAATCCATCGTCCGTCTGGCATTTCCCATACGTATATTCCGAGAGTTGTTTCCTCGATTATTTGGCTTTTTTGATTTAAGATGTCCATATGTTAAATAGTTTACCATTATTCTTAGTAAAAGTCCATCCAAATGTATGGTGTTAGGACATTTTTTTTAAAATTATACGCTTTGATCGTCAAATGATCTAATGAAGTAGGCAGTTTCGTCCAAGCCAGTGCTGCTTTCAGATATTACGATAGCTGGATTTTCGACCACAACTGAGGTATCTGAGCAATAAAGCCTATAATTATCCAATGCCTCTGAAGATGTAAAGGCTTGCTCATAAAAAGCTATATTGGTATATGTATTTGCAGAACCATATTCTGTGTCTAATTGATTTTGATTAAACTTAATATTGCTGGCTGGGTCATCTAATACTACAAGAATGTGATGAGATATATCATTTAGCAAGAATGTCGACTTATTTGTTTCTGATGTTCTATCTATTCCATTTACGTATATCTTATCGATCCCGCTTTTTGTTAATGTGCCATCTGCTGACCATTTAATATAGGATGAGTCTGATGAAAACAAAACATTTTGTGAGCCTGTTGGAGTAAAGAACATTTCAATAGTCGTTGGCTCTATTGGCAAATCTACGGAAAATCCGTGTCCATTATTCATTGATAGTCCATTATACTTATTCTGCATTCTTACTGGATAATTATATTGACCTACTGAATAGTCATAATCTGAATATATTCTAGCTCCAGAATTGTCTGCATACAAATCTTTATTCGAATACATATCAATCTCTAGTTTATCAAAATAGGGTAGATCAAATGAAGAGTCGTCTGTACTCATTGTAACTCTTATATCAAATATCGGGCTGTTAAGATTTTCATTTTTATTGTAGTAGGGTAGTGGTGAATTATTTTGGCACACCGCCCAATCTTGATCTGGTACCTTTATTTCAATCAAAATATTGTCTACGTCTTGTCCGTATATAATTCTTGATGAGTTTATACTTTCTGGATTTGGGACGTATAGTCTTTCTTCGAAGGTAAATAATTTTGCTTCTGATGTTTCAGTTTTAGCAAACTCTATCCTGCCTTCTTCTGCATTATAATATGCGTCTTCAGATGCAAGCTGGTCCAGAGATTTTATCCCTGGGTATCTATAAGAAACATCTGGTCTAACTGAAGATAAATTTAATGAGAACAATATTCCATTTTTTGTATATACTATTTGTGAATACTTTGTTTCTTTATATCCCTGCCTGTAATGATTTAATACTTTTGAGTCATCGAGCTCATATCCATAGACTGCTGCACAGTCTACTATAAATTTTTTATTTGTATTGGATGGACCTATAGCTAAGTTTAGGCTTTCATTTGTAAACTTAAACCCTGGGGTAACAAACTTATCTGATACTATTTCTCCATTTACGTATAAAGAAATTTTGTCTTTTGAAAACACTCCTACGGCATGAATGACTTTATTTTTTGTAATTTTGTGCCATACGCTTTCTGACTCATTGCATTTAAAAATAACATTTTCATTGCTATAAAATAGGCCTATTGAATTTAAGGCATCCCCTAATATTAGGTATTCTTCTGAGTCAGATCTATCTGGACTAAACCATATTTCAAATGAAAATGCTCCGTCTGGGTTTTTATTGTTTGCAACTCCTAATGCTTTTAAGCTTATCTGTGTATCTTCATTAATTTCAGTTCCTCTTACGCCCGCGCCTATGATAGGCAAAACTTCCATGTCGGAAGTATTAATTGCATACCCTTCCATGCCATTACCAGAGTAATCAATTATTGGAAGACCGCTAACAGCCGCATACGAAACACCATTATCCTTCAAATCCTGATAAGTTGCATATAGTGTTGTTAAGTTACTGTATACTCCAGCTTCTCCAGAACGAACTTCATCTAGCAAGTAAAACGCAAGTGGGTTATCGTTTAAGACATTGTATTTATATGACATGTCTTAAACCTCTTCTAGTGCTTTAACTCTCGCTGTAAGCTCTTGTACTGCTTTAATGAGTGGTGATATAAACTGATCGTATCTCAATCCTTGCATCGAATCTTCTTCTGACATGTCAATCTTTACCCAGCCTGCAAAATCTTCTACTCCAGATTCATCTAAGGCTTCTTTTACTTGCTGAGCTATAAGTCCATAATGAATTCTTGTTCCAGGAACTGAAACTATATCTCCATCAACTACTTCTTTGCCGCCCTCAATAAATTTATATTTTACTGGATTTAAATTGTTTATAAAATCTAGTCCTAGGTCGGAAGAAAGAATGCTTGTTTTTAGTCTTTCATCAGAAGTATTTATTGTTCCAGTGTTAGAGTATATTGTTTTCCAAAATCTATTTGATGTTACTCCAGCACCTGCATCTATAGGCTGACCTATTGAAAATAAGTTGTTTGCTAATGGATACCAGTTTGAATTTACTCCGTAACCAGATGTTGTAGGAATATTTAAAGATATTGTTGTTGGAATTGGATCAATGGTTGCACTTGATCCAGGAATTCCTTGTGGACCCTGTGGTCCTGTTAATCCTGTGTTACCTCTTGGAATTGTAAATGCAAATACTGCGTTAGTTGATGTTCCAGTATTTGTAACAGATGCATTTGTTCCAGCTGCGCCAGTTGTTGTTGTTCCAATTGCTAGCGTAGTTGGTCCAGGAATTCCTTGTGGGCCTTGTGGCCCTTCTGGTCCCTGTGGCAAAACAAGGTTAAGGGTTTGAGATGGGCTAGTTCCAGTTATTGTAGCAGCTGCAGATACACCTTCTTCGACTGTTCCAATGGAAAGAATATTAGATGGTCCTGGGCCTCCAATTATTCCATCTACTCCTCTAGGTAATGTTAGGTTTAGTATTGCTGCTTCTGGGGTTCCAACATTTACTACTGATGCTGGAGTTGATGCGCTAACAGTTGTTACAGAGCCTATTGATAAGGTGCCTGAAGGCCCCTGTGGGCCTGGATGATCATCCAAGTAGGCATCTACGTCGGCAGCAAGATAGCCCAAGTCTCTAGGAACATCTGGAGTATCTGTGTATTGCGGATATCTAAACCCTTTACCTGTTGTGCTCATTTTTTTATTATACCACCAATTTACTTAATATATACGTGAGATGGACTCATATATCTAGTGCCAGAAATGATAGGTTTTACCTCATGTAAATATGGAAGCTGTGAAGGGAACATTATCATGCTACCAGCTTTTGGCTTTATAGTAATATTTTGATTTGGGAAATGAATTTCTCCACCTTCGTAATCATCATTTATATATGCAACAAGAGAAAACGCAAGCGATGTATCGCCATCTTGTCCATCAAAATGAGGGCCCATCCACTGTCCTTGATTCCATTTTTTAATAGGAACTTGATCTAGCTGTAAGTTATAATTATTTTTATCTAGACCATGACCACTCAGATATCTATCTGAGCACATTTCAAATGCCATCAAAAAGCTGTTGCTAATATACAATGTTTTTTTATCTGTAGCATCTGAGCCAGTACTTTGTTTTAAATTAGATGGAACTATATTTTTTGTTGCTCCATAAATAATAGACTCATCATTACTTGCAACCCAATTGTTCCACTTAGAAATTCTGTCATAAGACAGTTCATCAGAGTCTACTTCTTCAATGAATTGAACAAGGTACTCTGGAAAACTTAGAGCATTTTCCCAGTACCAAATATTAGGATCTAAAACTTGTAAGTCAAACATTATGAATTGTTTAAATTCTACATTGTTTTGCATTACTCTACATCCTTGGCTGGGTACTTTTCTCCCTGAGCAGTTATTCTTAATCCTTTTTCTCTAATTGCTTCCCATTCTGAGGCTTCCACCTTTTGGTATGCTCTTACTTCAGCAAGCTCTTCTGCCCACTTATCTCTTACTTCTTGTGGATAGTCAGACTCTTCTCTGTCATCCCAGAATGATCCAAGGGTGTACCTGATAGCTTTCTTTACTGTAGTAACTTCATGCATATTTTCAAAACCGCCAGCGAATGTAACAAGCGTTCCAGTTTTAGGAGCAATTGATAGACCGTGCTTAAAATTTAAAATTCCGTCTTCAAAATCGTCATTTAAATAAAGAAATGTTGCGTATCTGCTTCTAGTAAATGCTCCAGAAACTCCGTCATTAGATGTATTGTCAGAATGCATATTTGCAAACGCTCCTGGTGCCCATCTCTGGGAATGCCAGCTTATCTGAGACATTTGCTCTGGATTTTTACCAGCCATTTCTGCTGTAGCATCTATAACTCTTTGTCGAAGAACTTGAAAAAAATCTCCTGGTAATCCACAAGCAATTGTGTCTGGATCATCTAGATCTGGAGTGCCTGAAGAATATGATTCATAAAATGAAATAGGCATCCACTTTAATTGTTCTTTTTCCATTTTGATTGCTAGAACATCGATAACAGATTTACACTCTTCTGGTGTCAAAAAGTTTTCATACTCCACAATATCTGGCTTGTGCCTAGTTATAATCATATTTCTTTCCATATTAATTCACCTGACCCTTTTTAATAGCTATGTATTCTTCGTAAGGAAGTATTTCTCCGTCATTAAAATAAATCATATTTCTTTTATCTTCATACTCGATTCTTTCTTTTTCCATCTTAGCCCAAGCGTAGGCCCCATATCTTCTTTGATTAGCAAGCCACTCTTCTGTTCCGTTGTGTGGAGTCATTATAAAGTTTCTAACAAAAAATTTCTCATTAGTGTTAATTGTTTTTACTCCATGGTAATAAGGCTCAGTTGATGGGAATACAAGTATATCTCCTGCCTTTGGCTTATGGTTAATAAGCTTGCCGTCAATATAAAACTCAATATCTCCTCCGTCATAATCATCATTAATGTACATTGTACATGTTATGAAAAATTTATCACCTGGCATATCTTTTTGAGAAGTTATATGGTCTGTATGATATTGCATTGTCATTTTATTAAGCAGCGTGTCAATTTTTGCATTATATTTAGAGTATGAGCAACCACTAAAATGCCATCCCTCTGGTAGCTCAATTCCGTGTCTCTCCACATAATCTAAAACTACTTTGGTGTATGCCGCTTCTACTTCTTCAACAAACTTCTTTTCTTTAATATACATCTCTTCAGACAAGATATCTTGAGAAACTTCTCCCATATCTTTTTTCTGTGTATAGGTACCAAAATGTGCCCACTGGTCCCATGTTCTTAAAAAATATTTTCCATCTGACGTTTTTTCAGACTGGTTCATAATTTCATACAGTTCATTTGGGTTATCTAAAACATTTCTGTATACATCAATTTTTGGATAAAGTTCTATGTGATTTAATTCGCTCATGGCTGTTTTTCTCCTGTATGTTTTTTTATCGTCCAAAAAAATGGCGATGTAAATCTATTTCCCGACTTTACTGGACGTACTCCGTGGGTGTAGTTCATGTCACCTGGGAAAAAATATGCTGCTCCAGCAACTGGCTGAAACTCAATTCCGTGTTGCGGAAAATATAATTCTCCGCCTTCGTAGTCGTCATTAAAATAAAATAGTCCTGCTAAATCGTACCAAGGGAAGTCATTTGCTCTACCTTTTTCAGGACCAGAATGAAATTCTTTGTCTGCATGAGGTTCTTGTCTTGTTCCAACTGGCCATCTGACAATTGCTGGGCCAGTTTCTTTTGCATCAACATTAAAGAATGCATCAACTTCAACTTTTAATCTTTCAATCATGCTATAAATTAGCTCCAATATGCTTGGATCTGAAGCCATTAAAGAGTTGTATGTGCAGACTCTGTTTTCCCAAACTGTATGATCATAGAGAACCAGACCATCTTCGTCTCTATGAGTTTCTGTTACATCCCATATTTTATTATTTAATGCGAAGTCCATAAGTCTCTTGCGCTCATCTATGCTAAGGAAGTCTCTAATTTCTACAATATTACTAGAAGAATTTCCAAAAAATCCAGATGGGGTAATAGACTTAGGCTGATTGCCATTCCAATTATTTTCTAGTTTCATTTAGTTTCTCCTTTATTCATTATATCATTATTTACTTTTAGCCTTATTGCTTTTACTTGATGAGAACCTATTTTCCTCTTTAAATGGTCTACTGCGTCTCTATAAAAATTAGACCAGTTAGCAGTCCTATTTAAATCATATATTACCTTAGAGTATTCATTAGAGTCAAATGCGGGCTCTGGAAGATCAGATAGTGGCTTCATTGTTATTTCTGAATTATTTATTGCCAATAAGTCTATTGGTATGACTGCAATAATTGGAGTGCCAGCCTTTATTGTGATAACCTCATTTGCTTTTGTTATCATCCAAGCTACTGGCAGCTCTCCTCCAAAAAATGAGGTACTAATTAATGTTGTAAACGGCACAGCCCCATCAATAAAAAGGTTTGGAACGGGCATTGAAAGAAGAGTCAGATTTTCATCTGTTTTAAACATTATCCCAGTATTAAAACTTATTGTTCCGTTTGCTCTTCCAGGGTATGCATATTTTTCTCCAGATAAAATTTTAACATGTTCTGGCGTACTATCTGAAATTCCATCCCAAATAAAAGATATGTCTTCTGGAAATGATATTCCCCAGCCTAACTGATTCGTTAAACTAACTGGAAAACATTTGTATGCGTGGGCATCAAACGTATTATCCATCCAGTCTCTTTTAGCTGTTAAGCTGCTAAGGGTACCAAGACCTTGTCTTATAACATATGCCTCTATATTATGCATTTTGATTTTTGCCAGATTGTAGGTCTTGCTCAACCCACTTAGATCTCATTTCTATAAACTCTTGTCTATGTGCGTGATCGTTATAGTCTAACATTGTTACAATTGAAAATTTCATACCAGATTTAACTGGCATTGCTCTATGAGAAAACAAATAGGTAGAAGGAAAGATATAAAGATCTCCAGCTTTTGGCTTAATGTCTAAATTAATTTTAGGGAAATATAAATTGCCGCCTTCATAATCGTCGTTAATGTAGCCAACTAAAGATACTGTAGCGCTATAAGAAAATCCATGGTCTGCATGCTCTTGAAAATGCTGGCCTTCTCCGTATCTAATGCAATTCATTACTTCCCAATAATTCATCTTAACGTTATGCATATTGCAGTAATCTACTACTGGCCCAGATTGAGTTTCCTTTAAATCTGACCAAAGACTAGATACAAGGGTTTCTGTTTTAGACCTAGGATTTTTAATTTCGCCAATTTTAATATCTTCACAATCTCTATAAGACGGAATTTTTTCGCTATATCCTACATAACCAAAGGTCCACTCGTACCTGGAATCTTTATCCTCTATAGCAGATTTTCCAATTTCATTTAATCTATTAATAACGTCAATTTCTTTTTTTATAGCATCTCTATAGACCCAAACGCCTGGGAAAAGCTGCTCTTTAGAAGAAAATGAATATTCATTGTTTAAATTTGTCATGTATACATTGTAGCATTTATGTCTATACAGCACAATAGCAAGGGTTGCCCCTTGCTATTGTGCGTATTACTATTAGTAGATTCTAATGAATCCTCCACCAAATGTCGGTGGTGCGAAGAAGACTGGTGGTGCGAAGAAGCTTGGTGGCGCAAAGAAGCTTGGTGGGAAAAACGGTGGTGCAAAGAAGCTTGGTGGCGCAAAGAAGCTTGGTGGTGCGAAGAAGCTTGGTGGGAAGAACGGTGGGAAGAACGGTGGTGCGAAGAAGCTTGGTGGGAAGAACGGTGGGAAGAACGGTGGTGCGAAGAAAGTAGGAGCCAAAGTAGTAACAGTATTAGTGTTATTTGAAGGACCTGATCTTCCATTAGCATTATCTGCATAAACATTGTAATACTGAGATGTTCCAGCAGTGTCTGCAACTGATACAGATAGAGCAGTTGTATTTGCAGTTGTTGCATCATTTCCAACAACGTAGTAATTAGTTATTGCTGTACCACCATTTGAATCTGGTGCTTGCCACGAAACAGTATTTGCATTAACTCCAGCTACCGCTGAAGCATTTTTTGGAGCCCCTGGCTTTGTTGTTGCTGTTGCTGATGCTGTATTAGAATCTGCTGATGTTCCATAGAGATCAACTGATTTTACTGTGTAAGAGTAAGATGTTCCACCTACTAATCCAGTATTAGAGAATGTAGTAGTAGGAGCATTTACTGTTCCTACTTCTACTCCACTTCTAAATATCTTGTACTGTGTTGGAGCGTTTCCTGATGCAGGTGCTGTCCATGAAAGGTTGATCATACCATCGTTAAAATTCCGTTGGTTATTAACACCGTTTAAATGGTCTGCTGCGGTTAGCCCAGTTGGTGCATTTGGGCCAATGAAGTTGTCTTGAGCTGATGCTCTTCTACCTATATTTTTTGACATTTTATTCTCCTATTTCCCAATTACGCTTTCAAGTCTCCAGCAAGTAACCATGTATCTGTTGCTACCTTGGTTATTGTTGCTGATGAATGTAATGCTCTTAGCTTTAGTCCTGGAGTTCTCAATATTGTAACTCCAGATGCTTCTGCAAATACTGCGTCTGCTCCAGCTGACTGGTAGAAGCTTATTGAAGTTCCTACTGGATAAGCTGTAGTTGCATTTGTAGGAACTGTAATTGTGTGTGCTCCAGAAACTGGAATTAACTGATCTCTTAGCGCTAATCCACCTGTTGATAGATTGTATGCTCCAGTAATTGTTGTTCCAATTACAGTCCGTGAAGGAACGCCTTCCTTTGTCTGAGTTCCATCTGTAAATGCTACTCCTGCTGCTGCAACTGTTACTGTTCCAGTAAATGTTGGAGAAGCTATTGGAGCCTTAGATGAAAGACTAGTTGTAACTGTTGTTGCAAAGTTTGCATCATCACCAAGTGCTGCTGCAAGCTCATCAAGAGTATTTAGTGCTGCTGGGGCAGATGCAATTACTGCATTTACCTGAGCTGTTGCATCTGCAATTGCTTCTGATTTGGCTGTAGCAATTGCTGTTGCCTGTGCTGTGGATACTGGCTTTGAAGCATCTGATGTATTATCAACATTTGCAAGGCCTACTGAAGACTTTGTAAGTGCTGCTACTGCTGCTGCTACCTTAGAGTCTGCTGCTGTTCCTGCTGCTGTGATTGCATCTGCTTCTGCGGCATCTGCATATTCTTTTGTAGCAAGAAGTGCGGTGTCTGCAATTCCGTGAATATTTGTTGTGTCTGCTTCATGGCTTGAAAGTGCTGTTGCTGCTGCTGTAATTTGTGTTTGAACTGAAGATGTAACTCCGTTTAGGTATCCAATTTCAGTTGAATCAACTAAACCAATAGTTGTTGTTGCTGGAAGAACAACTGCTCCAGTTAAAGTTGGTGAATCAATTGGTGCTTTTGCATCTAATGCTTGAGTTAATCCAGCGACCTTTGACTGATCTATTTCTGCTGTAGCTGAGATTTTTGCATTTGTAATAGTTACATCAGCAATTTTTTCATTTGTTACTGCAACGTTTGCAATTTTTGCAGAAGTTACTGCTGAATCTGCTATCTTTTCAGTTAATATACCTGAGCTTACAATCTTTTCAGAAGTTACTGAATTTGTTGCAATTTTTGATTCAGTAATTGCTGAATCTTCTATTTTATTTGTTGTTACTGAATTGTCTGCTAATTTAATTTCTGTAATTGCGCTATCTGCAATTTTTGCAGAAGTTACTGCAAGGTTTACAATTTTTGCTGTATCTACTGAAGTATCTGCAATTTTTACACCAGTAACTGCATTATCCTTAAGCTCAAGTGTTCCAACAGAATCGCTAGGAACTGCCTCTAGCTTATCGTTAAGCTGTGTCTGTATTGCAGAATGTACTCCTGCTAAATGCTGGATTTCTGGGTTAGTCACTGCTCCAATTTTTGCTGAATCTGAATACAAGTGACCAATTTCTAGATCTTCTTTTGTATAGCTAGCGAAATCTATTGTAGTGCCAGGCTCTGTTGTTACTCCCGCAAAAAGCTTCCAGATTCCATTATCTGAAGCATCACGGACAAGTCCTGCATGTTGGTATGTTCCATCATTAAATGCTGCAACGATACCTAGGTCAAGAACGTTTGACTGGTTTCCATCACCCATGTAAATCATTGGATCAGCATATGAAACATTTGTTGAGTCTACTGTTGTAGTAGTTCCAGTAACAGTTAAGTTACCGCTAATATTTACATCGTTTGCTGTAAGCAAAACATTTGAAGTAATGTTTGCTGCTTCCATGTCTGCAGCGCCAATTGATCCATCTGTTGCTATATTCATTGTTAATGAATTTAAAGGAAGCTGTGATTGTGGAACTTTAGTGTTGGCATCAAGTGAGGCAACTCCATTTACGGCTCCTCTATCTGCAAGAGGGATGTAGTCTCCTAGTGAGTTATTTACTCCACTAACTGCTGTATCTGTATAATCTTCTGCTGCAGCAAGTGCTGCGTTGGCCTTAGTTGTTGCATCTGTTGCGGCTGCAGAAATTGCTGCTGTTTGTGCATTTGATGCTTCTGATGTAGCAAAAGCTTTTGTTGAAATAACATCTGTATCTACAGTTATTGTTATTGTATTTGCGCCATCGTTATATGTCTTTGTAAGACCTGCACCCATTGAAAGAGCTTGATCTATGGCATCTTGTGATATTTCGCCAATTGCTGCTGTGTCAGCAGCGGCGTATGAAAGGGCTGTCCATGTAGAAGAGCCATTTCCAAATTTAAATTTATTAGTGTTTGTTTCAACACCCATTTCACCTGCAGCTAATACTGGATTTGCTGTGGTCCATTCTGAAGCTAAACCTCTACGTACTTGAATTCTTACTGTTGACATTATGCCACCCCTTTAATTTGATATATTGAAATTATAGCATTAAAACGATTATATTTGAGTGTCATGCTACTAACGCTCCTGAATCAAAAGTCATTCCAAATTCAGTTGTTGAAGGATCTCCACCAGATACGAACTTGTTTGTTCCTGTTGGAGTAACTCCATTAGCCTGAATGATATATGTTGGCTGACCATTGTAATCAATAGCCAATCCTACATCCATAAATGAAAGCATTTCTGCTTCATTTGGAATTTCTGAGTATAAAGCAATAGGCTGCCAAGTTCCGTCTACCTGAACCTTGAGCCTATTTGTTTGTGTATCAAACGATATTGGGGCTGTCCCTAAAACTATATCTGTATCAAATGTCGCAGTACCTGCTACATTTAACCCATTCTTTACTCTAAAATTTTTATTTACTGTTGCCATTTAAGTTCACATATCCCCTAATTGTTTTGGTGGGGTTTTGAAAGGACCCCTTACCTTTTATTTAATTATGCGTTAAATACTGTACCAGATACAGTAATTGTTGAATCGTTTACTGGATTTACTCTGATTCGGCAATGAGTTCCATCTACATCTGCTGTAATTGTTCCTCTTGAACCATTTGTTCCAACGATTGCATATTCTGTAACTGCTACGTTATCAGATGAATCTAGTGTTACTAGAATTTCTGAGATTTCATTATGTGTGCCATTGTCAATTTTAACCAAGAACTTACCTGATTTAAAGTTTGACTTATTGAATTGATATGCAGTTACTACAACTGAGCCAAGGGAAGTTGTTCTTGCTGCCACCTGCTTTGCAACATCATTAATATTAAGATCTGTAAATGGTGTTGTACCATCTAGAACATCATCTACTAATCCAGATGCAACTCCTGCTGCATCGTAGTT